GCTCTTGAAAAAAACAGGGCAGGAGTCAGGAGCAGAGGCGATGAGTTGCTGGCTCTATTAATTTTATTAGAAGAAAGTTTAAAGGATAATCATAATGCAGACTGATCCAATTTTTATGTCACGCAGAGATAAAGTATTACACGAAGCTAATGAATTAATAAGTAAAGATAGGAACAATCAGTATGGAGATCCCCAAAAGAACATGGAGTTAATAAGAAAAAATTGGGAAGAAGTCTTGCAATGTAAGATAGAATTGTGGCAAGTACCATTTATGTTAGCCGAAATGAAGATGGCTAGAATTAAAAGCGGTGGTTACAAGGAAGATTCGATAGTTGATTGTATTGGATATTTGGCATTAGCAAGTGAACTTAAAGATAAAAACATTTCCAAACTATAAAGAACAGACATATGTTACAGGGTCTTACGCAAACCTTATTGATGCAATGGTATATTACAGGAACCAACTCGGAATATCTCAAGAAGAACTTGCAGATAGGATTGGATGCGCTTCATCACTGGTGCATAAATGGGAACAACATAAACGAGTGCCTTCAGGTTTCTTGTTTACCTGTTGGTTAGACGCTCTTGGCTGTGAGATCACGATCAACTTCAAAGAAACTCAGGCAACAGTCAGCAATATGTGAGGCGTGTGGAATTGATTCTGATTTATTCGTTGCTATACTTGCATCAATAGAACCAACAACACATTACATTATATGTTTAAGTTGTTATGAAAGGGATACATGGCAAACAGAAATAAACTTAAAGGAACTTACCACGAAAACTGGTTCGTCAAAT